AGCAGTCGAGTACTTCGACTTTAACATTGCGGGTTCTCACATGGGAGAGTATACACCCTTCTATTTGGAGACGTAATAACAACAGGAGAAAGAAATGGGCAGATTTAAAGATTGGGTTATGGAAATGCAAGAAGATGCAGAGAACATGGACTATGTCGCGTTTATTGCTAAGTACGGAGAAGTAAACATAGATATATGGCGTGACTACAACGATCCAGATTATGAAAATACTAGCGTAGACGAATATATGTCAGAAGGTTGTCCTTAATGATTAAATACCCCATGGTCCTTGTTACGTGGTTCGATGCCAAAGATGGTCAAACAGGTTGGCATAGCGTCACTGACGTACAAAAAGAACCACTGGCAACGTGTCATTCAATGGGTTGGATGGTAACACACAATGATACAAAAATAGTGATCATGGGGGATTACTCAAAATACGACGCGGAACAAGACGGCGGTCGTCATATCGCGATACCAACAGGGTGGGTAAAATCAATCGCGTATCTTGACATAAGTTATACGAAAAAGGAGAATGCATGAGCAGTAGTAGTAAACATAAAGATTTAGGAGTATCGGCATATCAACCGATCAGAACAAAAGCATCAAAAGGTCAAAAAATTGGCATAAATGCTGACCTTAATTTTGCTTCACAAGGTCTGTCGGGTAACAAACATAACCCCCGGCATACAAAATCACCATTTAAAAAAAGGAAAGATAAACATGGAAATGTCAAGATTATTAAAATCAGTTAAAAAGCACGAAGGCTACAGAAACAAGGTCTACTTAGATACCTTAGGTAAGAGGACCGTTGGCGTCGGCCATTTGTGTGTGGAGGACTTTTGGGAGGATAATAAGGAATATGAAGAGAAATTCCTCATGACCATCCTCAAACACGATCTACAAACCGCTATAAAAGGCGCTGACAGGGTTTTAGTGGAGTGCCCGGTACTAGATGACCTTGCTGAAGAAATCATCATAGAGATGGTATTTCAACTAGGAGAAACAGGTGTAAGCAAATTTAAGAATATGTTAAAAGCATTAAAGGTACCCGATTACCAGACGGCGGCGATCGAAATGCTTGATAGTAAATGGGCAAAACAAACACCCGAAAGAGCAGCGGGCATGAGTTCGGAGATGGCAGCACTTGGTTGATGACTTCTATGATCACATGAAGAAGGAACAGGAGCTATTAAATATGAGCTACAAGGAATCCGTTCGGCAAAAAAGAGAACGGAAAGAGAAGGAAAAAATAAAGAAACAAAAAAGATGGGAGGACTATATGCCTTTTTATTCACAATGGTATTGGATGCGCGACTGGTTAGGAAATAAATGCAAAGCATTTTATCACGGCCCGAGACTTAGATGGATGAAATTAAACAAGGACGAGAAAAAACAAATAGAGAAAGAGAAGAAGAAATGATTATACTTATACTAACGGGGATGGTTGCAATTATACTGTTATTGGCTTTCATTGCTCTTATGGTTTATGCCATAGGAGAAAAAGTATCTAAAAAATAAAAAGGTTGCTTTGATATAGTGTTTTAGTGTATAGCTAGAAGCTTACCCTCAAAACAAAGGAGAGACTATGACGGCGGAAGAAATGCAAAGTGTTATCGTATACTTAACAGATAAAATAGAAAAATTAGAAGAACAAAAACTGTGTGAATGCGGTACGACTGAGGCACCTGTCGAATATAAAGCTACTCCTAAAGAAATGTTTGTAACAAACTATGACGAAGATGATGAGTGTTTAACGTGTTCAGCTTAACTCTTCTTCCTCATATGTCCGACTCTCATAAGAAATCTCAAAAAGATCACAAATCTCCTTCTCTATTTTCTCGTATGTATTATCTTTTGGTTCAAAATCCTCTAATAACTTATTTAAAATAACATATAAGATTGTCCGGGCGCCGTTAAGATCGGTCCCATCTAGTACTTTACCATCCTCTGTCTTGTATTTTAAGATGATTTCATCAGAATAATCACGAATACGACGTGATACATTGTCTGACATCTCTATCATTGCATCTTTAAACTCTCGTTTTTGCATGAATACTCCTATCTTGACTCCATTGTTGAACCCGGCCACGCCAGTAATCTTTTTCTTTATGCTCTAATTGTTCCCACCTAGCCTGTCTAAAACCTTCTTTATCAGACCGGTAACGTAGATTCTTTGCTTGTTTATCGTATTTTGTTTCTTCAGCCATTTATTCCTTTTACTATTTTATCAGATGTAAAGTGAACATTAAATGCCATAGAGCGACGTTCTCCTTCACTTCTAAACGGATATACTTGATGTGTTAACCAACTAGGGAAGATATAAAAATCTCCTACCTCTGGTTTACATAAAAAACTATGCCTTGCAAAGTGATTGGGTATTGATCCAATAAACTCTAAACAGCCGGCAGTAGGGTGGTGATCTTCTTTCGCATACTCTTCTTCAAACTTGGGAGGGGTTTTTAAAAAGCATACACCCGATAAATTAGAATCGTGAATGTGTATCGGATTAAAGTCACCAGCCCACTGACTGACGGCCCAAACACGAAACGCTACTTTTGTTCCCTCTGGAAGAAATTCGGGAAGTATTCGTTTCGTATATTCTTGCGATATTGTTGCAAGAAATTCTGGTAAACCTTCTATTGCTCCGTGGTCAATGCTTATTTCTTTTTTAACATTGCCGGCAAGATTATGACTCCAGTCACGTTCTTTACTAACCTTTTCATCAGCTAACACACCGTCTGCTTGCGCATTAAGTGCATCAACGTACAGTTGGGGTAGTTTAGTTTTTAATATACTTGGTCCAAAGGGTTGGTATATATCAAATGCGATTTGTAACTCTTCTGTTTTAGCCATCAAATCTCTCCGGATTTTTTAATAGTTCTTTTTCGTGTTGTTTCCACAACTTTTTTCCTTCATGAACCATCATGTCCCACTCTATCGCGTCAAACTCTTTCACAGAACCATCTGTGTAGTGTACTCTAACGCGGTTTATAATTTTCCCAGAATCGGGATGAGGGGCGTGGAATTTAGCAACTCCACTAACTATTTTTTTTATTTTTTCCATCAGCTTCGGGAGGAGGAATTTGAGATTGACTAAATAATGATTTTACATCTTTCAGTGCCTCTCTAACATCTACTTTTTCCATAATGATATTTTTTAATTCTTCAATATGGTCAGCGTGATCAAAGTCTTTACTCGTAATGTAAATAGGATTATTTACTAACAAAATTTCTTTCGCTTCAAGTTCTGACAACTCTCCGTTAAGTTTTTGCATAACAGCAGTATATAATGCTGATTTAATTTTAAGTTCACTCTGCTCTGACATGATTATCCTCTCCGTTTTGTAAGGTTGGTTTATTCTCTTCTTTGTCAATTAAATATCGTATAAAAGAACCCATCGACATATACATTTTTTCTGCCATTGGTTTTGCTTTTTGATACGCATCAATTTTAATCGCGACAGATTTGTATTTTTCTATGTCGGTCATTTCTTTCTCCTATATTTAGTATGTTCATTCATACAATGCCCATACATATGGGATTATATAAAAATGTCAAGGAATAATTAAGTTTTTTTATTATTATTATAGTATTTCCAAATTTCATCTGACCTAAAAATATAAGGATATTTTTGGAATAACCCTAAAGTTACCATTAATAATTTTTCTGTATACTCCGGGTCAATAGCATAATTTTCTAAGCTTTCAATAACATCATTAACTTTTACGTTATCATCTATAAATTGTTTAATACGAATTTCTCTGTACTCTTTAAATGCACTAGAAGTATTAAGTAATGCAATATAATCAGCAACACTTTCACATCTGTTACCATACATTCTTAATAATACATCGCTGTTTAATGATTTAATATGAGGCTCTGTGTTATCTGTTTCTATAATTCCGTAATAATTATTTGCTTCCGTCGCAAACCTTGACTGCCCCCAATCAGATTCTAATATTGCTTGCGCTACACTTATAACTACAACAACTCTGTGCTGTGGTTCAATAACAGAATTATTTAATATAGTACATTCAGCAATGCCTTGAACAAATTGATCTTTTGGATTTATATCATAACTAAAATCAAACCCATTTAACATTGGGTTACATAATAAAAATAATGTTGCGCACAGTTCTTTAAACATCGTCTTTCTCCATAAACTCGTATTCTACTTTTAGTTTTATCTGTTCCGGTGTCCGTTGTCGACATATTTTTGTACCGGGTTTCCACGATTTGCGGTAACTGGTGGTTTTTACGTCAATTTTTCTCACTTCTCCTGTCTTTCTATGCACTAAAACCATATCAATAGGACCTGTTCCTTGCACATTACGAAATACCCAGTAATCTTCTTGCAAGAATTTTATAACAGCTTTAAACTCGCTAATGTCCCCTATTTTTTGTTTATCTCTCCCCATGATGGTCCAATCTCCATGTCTACTTTTAAAGGAACCTTTAGTTCCACTGTATTTTCCATTACTTCTTTTATACGCAGTGCTTGCTCATTGGATTCAATAGAACAATTAAGTTCATCATGTACCTGTATATGAGATACAATTCCCTCTTCATATAAATCTATCATCGCTTTCTTTGTCATATCTGCACTGGAGCCTTGTATTAATCTATTAAGAGCTTTGTATGTCCATGCACGTTTTAAGTCATGACCATATTCTCGTTGTGCATCAACTAAAGATAAAGACTTATGAATACCAAATGCTCGCGGTTCCCATTTATCAAATCGACATTTACGACCAAGTAAGGTTCTAAGATAACCTACATTATCCGCTTTCCGTGACGCTTGCTCCATTAACTGTTTAACAAAAGGTACGTTCGCATGAAACTTAGCAAATAAATCTTCTGTTTCCTGTTTATCTAAACCAAGCTGACTCGATAACTTTCCTTTACCCATACCATACATCATACCAAGATTAATTGTTTTAGCTGTACGTCTATCTATACCCGCCATATCCGCAACAGCTTGATGAAAATCTGGGTCCTTTGTCTTATAAGACTCGATCACCTCATCCGCACCTTTTAATCCACCTCCTGTGAGAGCGGCATAATGAACTAATACTCTTGGCTCTTGCTGTGAATAATCAAAACTACCCCATGTACAACCCTCATTTGGTATGAAAACAGACCTAATAAGAGGTCCTATCTCCTTGTTTCGTGCCGGGACTTGCTGTAAATTGGGATTAGAGTAAGAAAATCGCCCTGTTACGGTGCCGCCCCCTTCATCACTTCTCATCTGGTTTATGTTCGCATGAATACGTCCTTTATGTGAATGCCTTAGTATTGTATCAATAAAAGTAGTTCTAGCTTTATTTGTTTCTCTTGCGTCAACAATCATTTTGGGTACTGGGTGCTTGTGTGTTAATAAAAAGTTTTTATCAAACTTTGGTTTCCCTGTTGCTGTGCGTTCGTAAGGAATATTTAATTTATCAAATGCTTTTTGTATACTTGTGCCCGCAAAAATTTGAACATCAACTCCTGTTTCCTTTTTAATTTGTTGCATTATTTTTTTTTCTTTTCTCTGTAAATCTTTTTTAATCTTCTCTGCTTTTTCTAGATCAACCCGTACACCGTTCCATTTCATATCTATAAGACATGGTAGTAACTTTGTTTCTAAATCAAATATACTTGTTAACTCTTGTTTAATTATTTCTACTTTAAAATAATGCCATAGACGTAATGTTAAATCAGCATCTTGCTCAGCGTAGTCACCAACAAACATAGGAGGAAGTTTCCACATCTCTGCTTTTGCATCAACACCCCACTCTTTCGCTGTCTCAAATAATAATTTTTGTGATTTTGTATCGTTTAAATATTCTCTACCTACTGTATTTAAATCATATTTATATCTATTTTCATCAATAAGAGGGGCCGCGATTAATGTATCAATAATACGACCCTTAACTTTTAGTCCCATTTGTCTTAACCAGCCCACATCGTACTGCGCATTGTGAAATATTTTATCACAAGGTAAATCTAATATCTTTTTTAATTGTCTCTTAAATATATTCTCATCAAAATTTCCACCACCTTCGTGTCGTAAAGGAAAATATCCTTTCCAACCATCAACAGCTATAGCAACTCCTGCAACAAACCCATTTCCAGTAGCCCAACCGGGACCTATTGTTTTCATCCCCGGATCACTTGTCTCTAAATCAATTGCAATCTCATTTGCTTCTGATAAATCTGGTATACCCTCTGGTGGAATCCACTCACTTGGTTCTTGAAACAT